CTTTGCCCTGAACCGCGCCGGTGGACTTCTCGCTTCCGATATGCCAAACGCAAAAGCAGAGCGTCTGGCTCCAACGATGCCTCCAGAATTGTTTGAGGTCATCCATGAAGTTGATGCCATGTTCGCAGAAGCGTCTGGCATTTCTTCTGTCCTTTCAGGTCGTGGAGAACAAGGTGTTCGCTCTGCTGGTCATGCAAGTCAGCTTGCACGTTTAGGCTCAAGCCGTGCTAAGAAACGCGCCCTCATCGTTGAAGATAGCTTAGAGAAGATTGCAACGCTTTATCTGAAGCTAATGCAAGCGTATGACAACACGCATTTCAGTGATGAAGATGGCAACAAGTTTATTGCTGAGCAGTTCACCAAAGATTATGTGGTCAAGGTTGATGCTCACTCTAACAGCCCAATCTTCACAGAAGATTTACGTCAGCTTGCGTTCAATCTGTTCAAGGCTCAAGCCATTGACAAAGAATCATTGCTTGACTTGTTAGAGCCGCCGATGAAGCAGCTTCTCAAAGACAAGCTCAAGAAGCGTGAGAAAGAACAGGGCGCACAGGCACAAGCCGCCCCGCCAAAAGGAAAGAAACCGGACTTGAAGGAGGTGGCAGGTGGCTAATCAACCCGGCAACGTATCACCGAAGGCTGACCAGCCTCGCGTTTCGACAGAGAGTCTAAAGCGTGGAGAGCAGCCAGCTAACTTGCAGTACCGCACTACGGGCATCAAAACATTTACGGGCAGAACTCCTCGGAGCACTGGTCGTTATATGGGCAGGGGATAACTTTCACTGGAGATAACCATGTACAAAAAGCACGGTAAAAAAGGTCGTAAGACCCGTCGGTAAGACTTCCCCGCAAGGGAAAAGGGTGTGGCTGCTTCCCCTCTGAAGTAAGTGGCCCAAGCTCATTGGAGAAATACCATGGCTCGCATGAAGCGTAAAGGTCGTAAAAGCCGCAAGTAATTCATCGGGCTTAGCCCTTTGAATTGCGGTCTGACCGTCAACTTCCTTGCGGGGGTAGGGAACCAAAACAATTACCCCCACTTGACATTTAACGATAGTCAGGTTTAATCGAGATTAGCCTGATGATTGAGGATTATTATGAGTGTGCCACCTGACAAGATGATGGACCTGATTCGCAAGCAGCAACCTGCTTCTGCTGCACCTGCTGGCGATATGCCGCCTCCCACTGCGCCCGGTATGTCGGATTCATCGACTGCACCGATGGCTGCACCTATGTCTACGCCTGAGCCAAAGATGGGCAACAAGGAAGGTGCGCTAGTCAATATCTCAATGGCAATGGACTTAATTGAACAAGCCCTGCCATCCCTTGGTAGCGAGTCTGAAGAAGGTCAGAAAGCCTTGGCCGCTATCCGTTCGTTGACCGGTTTAATTGGTCCTCGAAAGGGCAAAACAAACGAGCTGCAACAGTCTGAAATTATGCAGATGTTGCAGAACTTGCCGCAAGCTGGCGGCGCGACTCCAGAAGGTCGTGCAATGGCTCAAGCTCCGGCAATCCCGAATCTGCCTCCGATGCCGGGAGCAGCAAGCCCGATGGCAGTACCCGGTGCCGGTGGTGCCGGTGCATCACCCACCCCAACTCCGATGTAAAGGAAAAATCATGGATTTATTTAAGCCAAGAGGTGCTACCCAGCCCCGCCGTCCTACGGACAACACTCAACAGCATGGTGTCGTGACAAACCCACCGCGCTTTGAGCAGTTCGGCGGCTTGGATTCAGCATCAAAGACCGGACCGAAGAACAAGATGCAAGTTCAGAAGCCCGGTGACGGTAAGAAAGTTATCTAATATCACTAGGGGATAATTATGAGTTTAGAAGATATGAGTTTTGAACAACGCGACGAATTAGCTTTGCTGATGCGTCAACTTGCCGAGAATCCTGCAACGCGAAAAGACGTTCTACGCTTGACCAAAAAACTCAAGCCAGAATTGCCTATTCCAGAGCTGGACATTGAGGAACACACTCAAAACGCAGTATCTCTATCTAATAAGCGAGTCGAGGAACTAGAAGCAAAGCTGCGTGAGCGCGATGCTTTGAATGACCTTGAACAGCGCAGAAACAAGCTAATGAAAAGAGGCTTGATTCAAAACGAAAGTGATATTGAAGAAGTAGAAAAAGTAATGCTTGAAAAGGGCATTACTAATCACGAGGCTGCTGCGGAGTATTGGCAATGGATGAAGCAATCCGCTGCTCCTACTCCGTCGGGATACAACCCAAGTGCTATCAACAAGTTCGACCTTAACAAATACTGGAAGAACCCTGTTGCTGGCGCACGGGATGAAGCGGCCAAAGCATTAAATGAGTTGAGAAAGAATCCTCGACCCATTGGTCTGTAATTGTAGTTTAGGGGATATTAACTAGGAGATAACCATGCCTATTGGTGGCGGTATCATCCCAGCAACGGGTAGTTCGCAATATACCGAGCTTACTTACGTCACTCGGCGTGCGTTCATTCCCAAGCTGGTCGTTCAGCTTTACAACTCGACTCCGCTTATGGCGGCCTTAATTGCTAACTCGCAACAGGCTTCCGGCGGTGTTTCCTCTGTAACCGTTCCAGTGCAAGGTTCGCAGTTTGTGAACGCTCAGTGGTCCGACTACTCTGGTTCTTTCAACCAGCCGTCGGTTCAACAGGGTGCTTACAACGCTGAATTTGACCTGAAACTGATGATTGCCCCCGTACCGTTCCTCGGTATGGAAGGTGCGGTGCAGCAAGACGCAGCTATCATCCCCCTCATCGAAGCGCGTATGAATGACGCGACGAACGTGATGATGGATGCAATGGCTACTGCCTTGTACACCAACACCACCAACAATCAGCAGTTCATCGGTCTGCCAGCGGCTGTGTCCTCGTCAGGAACCTACGGCAACATTAGCCGTTCGGCCTACTCGTGGTGGCAGTCCAAGCAGTACGCGGCTGGTAACGTGAACCCGACTCGTCAGAACATTCTTCAGTACATTTCCGGTACTGTTAAGAATGGTGCTGAAGTGCCGTCGTTTGGCGTTTGCGGCTTCGGTACTTGGACTCTACTGGCGCAAGATTACGTCGGTCAGGAACAATACGTCATCACTCCGGGTTCCGGTTTTGATGGCGATGCTAACGGCCCACAGGCAGCTTTCCGTGCCTTGATGGTTGCTGGCGTTCCAATCTACCCAGACCCATACTGCCCAGAAGGTACGGTTTACTTCCTGAACACCAACTATCTCTCGCTCTACATCCATGAGCAGGGTTCGTTCGTGTTTACGGGTTTTGAATCGACCCTTCCGAACTGGCAGATTGGCTACGTTGGCGCGGTGTTGATGATTGCGGAATTGGTGAATACCAAGCCGAAATCAATGACGCAGGTGACCGGCTATAACTCACTTTCAATCTAAGGAGATATAACCATGTCACTCGCTTCTAATAAAATCATCCTCGCAAACGCAGCCACCAACGGCGCAGGTGCGTATTTCTTAGCCTACGCTGCTGGTAATGCAACCGTTACCTTACCTGCTGGTATTTATGTCATTCCTCCGACGGCTAACGTCACGATTGAACTGAATACCAATACGACGGGAAACATCAGCAACGCTTCGTATCAAGTCATTGTTGCCAACAACACTGGCGGTACGTTCATTGCTGACGGTACCAACGTTCGCGCAAACGTGTTGTCGGGTACACCGACTATCACCTTGTTCGCAACGAATGGTGGTCAAGCTGTCTCCGGCACTTACAATAGCTAAGGAGACAACATGGCTAATCCCAACGCAGTCGGCAACTTACAACTAGACAGCTTTAGCAATGGTCGGCTTGGTGTCATCCGTGCTACGACGATTAACACGTCTGGCAACGGTGTTACCACCAACATTGATATTCCGCTGCTTAGTGGTGGCCTGACAAACGGCGGGGCAGTAGCCAATTCTGGAGGGGTCATTCTGCGTCGGATTACTGTGCAGAATCCCTCCGGCAACGTATCTGCTGCCAACGTTTCGATTACTACAAGCGGAGATGGAAACATCTCGAACGCGGTTGTAGCGAATGTGGTTTTGTCAAGTTTAACTGGTACTGGTAAGTACCAAGACTTAAACATTGCCAGCCCATACTCTGCTAACACCGTTGTTTCAGGTAATACAACCCAATGTCTCTACGTCAACGTCAACACGGTAGCTGGTAACAACAATACCGTTGATATTTGCGTATGGGGCGATGTTGTGAGCTTCTAATCCATGTCAACCGTCTATGTGACCAATCGCTGGGAAAAACCAGTCGCTTTCGACTACGCCTTCAAGCCCTACACGTTCGCAGTTGGTGAAACCGTTGAGGTGCCTGTTGAGGTAGCGAATCACATATTCGGTTATGGAGCTGAAGATAAAGAGCCGTATATGGCGCGGCTCGGCATTATTAAAACTCGTAACGATATTCCTGATGGACTCAAGATTATCGCCAAGTTTGAAATAGCCGACACGCCGCCCTCACAGGACCGTTCGTTATCCCCGGCGGTTGAGCGAGTACCCCTGCCCCCCCTCAAGGGGTCGGGGGGAAAGTTTCGTGCAGCTCATAATGGAGCGTAAATGTCGCAAACTCTCCAAAGCTACATTACTGCGGTTCGATACCTGCTGCATGATGCTAATGCAAACTTTTATACGGACAGTCAGCTAACAGACTATATCAACGGTGCGCGTGAGCGTATTGTTCGTGATACAGGATGTCTGCGAACCGTTCAAATAAGTCAGACACCCTGTACCCCTGTAGCTGGTGGCGCTAACCCTTATATCTGGGCTGCTGGTGCAACAGTCAATACTGGTGACTATGTTTTTTCAAACATCTTCATCTATCAGGTTGTCACTGGTGGCGTTCTAGGTTCCACCGTTCCTCCGTATCCTTCAGGTAGCAACGTCTATCCACCAAGCACTAGCTTTACGGATGGCACAGCTACGCTGCAATACGCAGGTCCTTGCGAGGTTATTAACTACTCTTGCTTGCCGCAAGGGTTGTACACATTAGACGTTCTGAACATTAATTTGTATTGGGGAAATACGCGGATACCTTTGCGCTATCTGCCGTGGACCCAATTCAATGCCGAACTACGGTTTTGGCAAAACTACATTGGCCGTCCTATTGCTTTCAGTATCTTTGGGCAAGGACAAATTTACATATCTCCGGTGCCAGACCAAGTTTATACAATCGACTTGGATACGGTCATTCTTCCTGCTGCTCTTACGACGCTAACGGCAACAGATGTTATCAATGACCCGTACACCGCCCCTGTTAAGTATTACGCTGCCTATCTAGCCAAATACTACGAGCAATCGTTTGGTGAGGCTGAGATTTACTTGCAGCAATACAAGACCCAAGCACAGGCTGTTCTGGCATCGACATTTACCAGAAGGATGCCTGACCCCTACTCCTCACCGTACTGATTATGGCCGCCGCAGAGCAAAAGAAAAGCTACGAGGTAGTCAAACAGTTCAAGGGTGTCAACACCAAGGCGAACCGTACTGCTATCGGCGATGACGAGTTCTACTGGCTCGAAAACGCCATGCCTATCGGTTACGGCAACATGAAAATCTTACCGACTTACTCTAATGTCGGTGTCACGTTTGCCAATACAGTTACCTATCTAACCTCAGCCAACATCGGGCTGAAAGACTATCTGCTTGCGTTTGAGCAAGATGGTCGCTGTGAGTATGTTGACCTATCTAATAACACGAAGGGCAACGTAGCTGTCACAGGAACATTTAGCAGCTCTGGCATTAACGTCAGCCAGTGGAAAAATGAGCGCGTCCTGATTGGAGACCCGTACAAGGGATATTTCACATGGGATGGAAACAACACAGTATTTATTGGTTCTTTGGGTGCGGTTGGTATCGTAAACGGCGGTTCTGGGTATACCTCGGCTCCAGCCGTCATCATCTCCGCGCCAAACCAAACAGGTGGTGTTCAAGCTACAGCTACGGCAACCATCACAGCAAACGCTGTTTCAGCAATCACAATCACCAACGCTGGCAGTGGATATAACGCAGCCCCCACGATTACCCTAACCGGCGGCGGTGGCTCTAATGCTAACGTCGTTGCTGGGTACAACACGTTTGCAGCCAATACCGTCTCGGTTGTAGTCACTAGCGGCGGCACAGGCTATACCAACGCTTCAAACCTTGTGGTGAGCATCTCAGGTGGCGGTGGCACTAATGCTGCGGCGCGGGGTATTATTTCTGGTGGTCAGGTGACTCAAGTCATTATGACTAACCCCGGAACTGGCTACACCAACGTATCCAACATCTCCGTGACTATCACCGGCGGTGGGGGTACCAACGCAACAGCAAATGCGGTTATTGCTACGGATACCGTATCGGGTATCCAATCATTCTCAGGTCGGGTATGGGTGGCGCAAGGGCGCACGGTTTACTACACGGCTGCTGGCTCCTATAGCGACTTTACCAGCGTTTCAGCAGGGAACGTTGTGTTGGCTGACGCAACGCTGCACGGCAACATTACGCAGTTATTGTCGGCCAACAACTTTTTATAC